GTTTTTTTTTTTGTGATACAATTCTATTTAATGCCAAACATAAAACAAAAATGCTATAAAACTCCAGTTACCATTCCTACCGACAACCGATAGGGAAACCTCTGAGGGAGGTCAGATTCAAAACAAATAAGATCCAGGAAGAATCTGCAAGAAACCTGGAAATCATAATTAGCAACAATTATTCTCAAGGAGGGAAAAATTCACATATTTATTTTATTTATATCGGTTGGGCGGATATGACGGAAAGTTACGTCCGTGTGGGTGCCTGAGTAGCAAATTCAGGGCCCTGCGCCGGCAAACGCCATATCACTTTAAAGGGGACTACAAGAAGAGAATTTTATGAAAGATTTAATTTTGATAAAATTTGGGAACGGGTCGGGGTGTTAAGCACCGGGAAATTATCCGGATTCACATCTATCATGCGACTCTCCGGATCTTCTCCAGACCTGACGACTGAATCTAATGCGTACATCAAATTCGTTAACCTTTCTTTCTGGAGAGAATTATCCATTCTTAGCTTTTCTTTTCTTCTAACGTCATCCAGTAAATCTGCGGATAACTGGAGAGCGTCAGAATATTCAATCATAAGCTCATTCCTACTACTTTGAGAGATCTGATAACTTCTGTCAATCAGATTTCTCTCCGTAGCAGCTTTCAACTTTGCGTAAACCTGTACAGGAATCTTTAAAGTTGAAGGAGCCACTCCGGAATCAGTAACCATATCCAAAAGTTGGATTAAGAGTTTACCAAAACCAGGTGACTCGCCTTCTGTAGCATCAATCATTTTAATATATTCACGATCTCTCGAGATCGGAATATCTCCTCCAATGGAGGGAGGTGCTGCTGTTGTTGCAGCAGGTGCTTCCTGTGGTGGGGATTGACCCAAACCACCCAGGATACCTGAGACGAGACCTTGTGCTGTGTCTACCAAACCATCTCCTAAGATAGGTCTAGCGATATTACCCACTGTCGAAACCACACTGTTAATCAAAGGTCCTCCAATACTCGCAAGAGCACTTCCAGCAATTCCAAGAATGCTGTCAAGACCAAAGATCATGGTAGCGACGTCTGTATTCATATCTCCAGGGAGACAGACATGAGCAATATTTCCCGTTATTCCAGTTGGTAAACGGGGGACAAGTTTATACTCGCCTATAACAGGACCAAAAGGTCCCTGCATTCGAGGGATGAGATTAGCATACCTCTCGAACTTCTCGGTAATAGAATTATTACCGGAAAATCCAAACTGATCTTGAATTTTAGCAAGATTCATATCAACCATAGTTGTTTCGCCATTACCTAACATCACGTCAGGCATGCGAACCCAGAAACTATCTTGGTCGATTTCTTCAGAATCTGCATCTCCAAAAGAAACCTCTCCCGGTTCTGATCCCAGAACTGGGGATGGACCTAATTGATCTTCAATTCCCATTTCAGCAATATTGACTTCAAGATTTCCATCTAAAACAGATAAAACCTCTGCCAATGTACTAGTGGGTTTAGGTCTTGGTCTCGTTGGGGTTTGGACATTAAGAGATCCGGGGGCGATAAAAACCTGAGCTCTTATCCCGGAACTCTCATCGGAACGATTGAAAGAAATAACTCGGTAACCCAAGTTAGAACCCGATTGATTGGTTCGAACCCATGGAGAGTTCAAACTACGATATTGACGAGGGTTGGTTCCAATGTAACGGTGAGTGTCAAACATAAGTTCAAACTCACTCGCACTACCAATCTTGTGCAATATTCGCTGAGTTCCACCATTTCGTACCGTAGAAAACTCTATCGTTCCGGATAGGTGTGGAGGCTTATTAGTTACAATACGGATTCGCAATCCGGTCATGTAACCAAGTTCTTTAGAAGATCCCGAAACCCAAACATTTCTACGAAACATTCGAGAGATGGAATCACCTCCTGCTTTCAAATTATATGGATCTATCGTAATAGATTTCCATATTAATGAAAGTTCTGTTGAATCGATTGAAAAATCCTTATAGGAAATCCATCGATTCGCTATCTCTCCTGCGTTTGGTCTAGCAGTTCTCTTTCCCATAGGAGATGAGGAAACTTTGATCGTTTTCTCAATAGGAACTGTTTCCTTAACAGGAGGATCTTCGGGTGATTCTTGTTGAATCACTTCTGGTGGTGCTTGCACATCACCGTCACCAGTAGCTCCAACTCCTTCATTGGATCCTTGGTCCATTTCAACTCGTTGTAGAGATGGTTCAGGAGCAATGAGACTTGATTGCAAATGAGTTGGTAAACTAGTGAAAGTTTCGAAACTACTTCCAGGTCTGTATGCGACAGCCGTCACATGATCGACACAAGAAAAGACTGTTAACTTCAAAGGTTTTACAACTTTTTCAGTTGAGGAATCTTCCAAAACCCTTAATACTATTCCTAAACCAGGAAAACCCGGTCTTTTAGCATCATTAGGTAAAGGAGCACGATAACGAATATCGCTTGAAAATGGAATTCTCAAACAAACTGCTGCTTGAATTGAAGGTTTCCATCTAAGTCCTCGAGTCTTTGATGTGGTATCGATTTCTGGACAGTAGATTTCGATAAGCTGACTTCCTCCAAATGGTTCATCTAGGAGGAGTATTATGAGACCATCAGCACATGATGACTGACATTGGTCCATAATATATTTCTGGAATGTTGTACATTCCGGCTCAATTCTGAGTTCTCCGCCTGCAGCGGGCAGGTCAAAAACTCGAACTGAGAATTCTGAGAAGGTGGATCCAAGATTAATCTTTCCAAAAAGGTGGTTAGGAAACTTTTGAGGTCGCTCACCACGCATTTTGAAAGCTTGAAGAGGTCCAAACTGAGTCATAACAGTCTCAGCAAAACCAACTTCAGAGTTGGAAATTCCTCCATTCTCGATCTGATAATCCTCTTCGGGATTAGTCGGAATACCGGGAAATTGATGTGCATCAAATGGCCGGTTTATTACTTTAATTTCTTGATAATTTGTATTATTCATTGTAATTAATTAATCTCTTTAAATGTTATAAAGGATGTTTGATTCTCTGTATTAGAATAATAAGATTTATTAAATACAGGGGTCGACTTAACATTCAACTTGATAGTCTCCAAGTTGGGAGATGTTGGTCGAAAGGTATAATCGGTATCGAAAGCCAAATAAGGATTTTGATTAAGAGCGGAATCACTCACACGAGTGTACTCATGTGGTTCACCATTACTGAGTGAGATTCCAATCTTTCCATCGTTAACCGGGAGGTTTATCGGAGACAATAAATTTGACAATTTGGAATTGATAATATCAATAGTCTGATTTAATGTCTGAATACTTGATACGTTAGAATTAACAAGAAGATCAATGGATTTAACTTTATCAGATAACTCCATTTCTCCTTTCTTTCGTTCTTGAATTTCAGTGTTTAAAAGATTAGATAAACCCTCAAATTCGTTAGAAAGACGGTCTAATGTTTCAAGAATTTCTCGATCACCACTTTTACGGTCTTCGATCTCGGTGTTTATAACACCACCCAAATTTTGAATTTGGATAGCATTATTACCGGCAGTTGTTCCTACTGAATCAACTGTTCTCTGTATTTGGTCGACTCTACCTTTTATATCATTTATGCTAGAAACCAGCTTTTCTGGATCTGCATAAGCCTCAATAGCCTTATAAGATGTTGAATTATTCTCTCGAATATATTCGACTATTGGATCTTGTTGTGAAGATAAAAGCTGATGTGCATCAGATTCATCTTGGATATCATTTGGTAGGTTAAAGTAAGTTTTTATTCTTCTCATATTGGATTAGATATTGATCTACCTCATTCTTATAACCTTTATTAAGAATGAAGGCGTATTCCTCCCGATGATCATCGGGGATTGATCTGTTTGTAAACAAACAGCTCTCTAATCGAGATACGAACCAAAGATAATACTCTTCTCCATGAAGACAAGCTTCTTGTAATTGAGTTTTGAGAATTTGTTTCCAAATCTCAACCTCGGATATAGTATTAGTTGTATATCCAAAGGTTCCTTCAATCGAGGCCTTCTCCAAGGGCATAACTGTTCTACCTGAAAGAGTCGAAAACTTTCTTTTTAAGAAAGAAACTTCACTTAGTGGAATTACTGGATCAATAATTTCACTCTCCTTGTTGGTTGGGGTAATCTCCATACCGATACGTTCCATAGTTTTGTGTATCGTTACAAAATTAAACCAATCAACAACTCGATCTGAAACTGACATGATCGCATCATCACCAAAAGTGACGAGTCTAACATTATCAAGAAAATACTCGAATTCAGGGTAAGAGTTATTTCTCTCGCCATATAAATCACAAAAACAGTAATATACAATAGCGAGGTTGATTTCGTTATTATCTTCAGTGGTAGTATCTTCACCACTCTTCTCTCCTTTTTCAACTTGAAAAACGGAGGAATCGACCAAAATCTGAGATGTTATTTTTCGGTCCATTACAACTTTGCGAGCTAGATTCCATTTATCATTACATTGCTTTTCATAAATACACGATTTAACGTGATTCATCAATCTTCTAAGATTTGGATGCTGTGAACTATCAAATTTATGATAATCCCAAGCAACAAAATTATTGAAGACTGAAAGATGTTTCAATAACAAATGGGCATCTACGGAATGAACATTCATTCCAACAGCATGAAACATAGTAAATCGCTTACGCAAATATGCTTCTCTGTAAGGACCAAACAAGCAAAGTGAGGTTATAATAGATTCGCACGGTACTACTAAAAATACTCGTGTGTTTCCGGTTTCAACCTTCTTCTTTGTTGTAAGTTCATCCTTCAGTTTTGCTGTAACAAAGGCTATAGTTCTTTTGCCTTCGTTCGCTCGTTGTAGAGTGTAACGAACTCTTTCTTTAACAATCTCACCTTCTGGTTTCCATGTTCGGACACCAGTTGATGGATCAACGTCGATTATATCAGATTTCTTCTTGAAACCAAGAGCAGTCCAGATATATCCGGGTGATGAATCAACCTTAAGACCTGATAAAAATCTCCAATCAGATCTTGGGTTAATTCCTCTCTCCAAGAGTTCCTCAACATCATTGCTAACACTCAAATCATCATTAATGAACCTTGAGGTCCAATAACGAGTTAATTGGTGTGTTATATGCATTTCGATGCTAAGATTTAAACTCGGAGAGGGTTTGCAAAAGTTAGATAAGGTTTTATAAGTTAATGATGGTAAACCATCATTATTTAAAACCAATGGTTCTTTGATTCTCTGATCTCGTACATCAAGTACGGTTGGAAATCTCTGAGCTCCAAATGCGCCATAAAAATGACTCTTGAACCATTTGTTCTCTCTCCCAAATCCAGCCGGAGGACATGGAGGATTGACAACACCAAGAGGTAAACCTCCAGGTGGGCATTCCACACAATCTCCTTTTTGGATTAGTGAGAGGAAAGGATCATTATCTGCCATTCCATAAGTTGATTCAACTTTCTGGACGTTGATCTTAGAAACAATTCTGTTCCATTGTTCCTTAGTCATCCAGGAGGCTGCTCCAGCACTGTTATTACTAGAATTATGAATTCCAATAATCTTGTTGGATAACCTCTTGTTTAAAACAACAACTACTCCTCCACAATCACCAGGACGTGAGAGGGTTTTTGGAACGGAAATTCCTCGACATTCGAAGAATTCTTGATCCTTTACTGTATAACTCGAGATACCTCGGTAATCAGAATAGGTCATGTCTCTGCACATATACTTAAATCGTGCGTGATCAGTCACTCCAGATTGTGGGAGGACTTCAAGACATTCTCCACCATCTCTGATTAATTCGAGATTATCGTTCGTTATCAGTTTTGCGTAAACTCCGGTAGGACCTTCAAAATGAGGTTGATGCATATGTATTGGAAGTGGAAGATTCCAACTTCTCAATAGATCACACCACTCTGGATATTGAATGATCTTAAGGAAACAAGTTTCAGTTTTAGTATCTTCAAATTCAAGTTTTGCAACAAGAAATTGAGTTGTTGGAGATACTCTACCATATGATCTACCACGGGGATATACTCGGAAGTAATCTCCTTTGAAACCATAGTGAGAGCAACCCCAAATGAGTTGACCTTCAATGAGACCATGAGCTGAAGCGCCCTGGTAAGTCTCCCAGTTATCTGAGATATCTGTTTTGAATGGACTCATTCTAACTAATCGAACACAGTGATTAGTCGTTACTGAAACTGAAACGTTAACTGCAACATCATCTGATGATTCTGCATTGTTAACTGGAGTTTGTTTCTTATTCTCAACAGAGGTTTTAACTCTGCTGGTGGTAGGAACATTTTCAATTGTTGATAATGATCCTCCAATTAAGGATGAAACCGGCATGAAAGAATCGCTTCCGGCTTTAAAAGACTCAAAAAGTCCTCTAACCTGGGCGATCTTCTTACGAGTAATTGGTCCAGTGCTTCCATCTTCTAGGGTTGTTGTTGTGAAAGCAATCGACAAAAAGAGATTTTCTTCGTCAAAGCTGAGATACATTTCCCAGTCTTTAACTCCGAGCTGTTGAGCTATCTCTTCAACTTTCTCGCAGAGTTCTTTTCGTTTGGTTATCGGTGCGGTAACCTCAAGTCGCACGCATTTCTCTTCTCGATTCAGTTTTATGAATCGGACTCGTGGAACAGGATTCAGTGGTTCAGAATAAACATCAATTTTGTATTCATCATCAAGTGACGAGAAATTGATATCAATCGAAGCCACATCATCTCCATCTAAGAGATAATCAAATTGTTCTTGGAAGCTCTTTATGATGTTATCTAAATCAAGATTACTCAATTCAGAATTAGCTTCCACAATCGCAACTTGACTCTTCAGTGATTCGACGAGTTTTGCTCTTTGGGGTCTTTGAGCTCGAACTGGATTATAGTTTTCGGGCTCAGCTTTGCTGGTACTAGATAAGTACTTATACATTAGGAATGTCATCGCTACTAAAAGTAGGATAATACCCCCTGATGTTATTACATCCATAGTTCCGGTTATTATTTTCTTGAACCAATCAGATGGATCATATCCAAACCAACTACAAACAGCGTAAATTGCTCTTTGTATTGGATCAGAAAAGAAAACGGTTATCTTTGAAAAATAATACCAGAATCTTTGAAGTAAATTCGAAGGAGCTCGCATTACATCGAGAATAAGTCCAGCAAATTCACCCCATCTGTTACCATAACAGTAATAGGGTAAATATGGATTCTTAGTCCCGGTGTAATATAAACTCCATGGGGCTGGTTTATTACACTTCCGTATTGATGATGGATAGTAATAAAGACAGTTTGCCAAAGATATTGGGAATGGCATCCAAGAAATCAAGGAACTCTTAATTTCAAAATTAACTGAAGAGAAATAACTAACGAAGTTATCCCAATATTCAGTCTCTTGACTTCTCTCAGCATCTGTCCAAAAGAACGGACACTGGATTATTTTCTTACAACCATCCAATATTGGGCCCCAAATGAATGATTTCTCTTCGTCATTGATGTTTATACGAAGGAGGGGTTCATTTGTTGACCAAATGTGGTTAACAATCCTTTGATTATCCTCTGTGTCAGCAGCATAACTCAAAAGACGGATGTAGCTCAGAATGGTCCTATTGGGAGCTAAATTTAGGTAATCTCTCAACAGGATTCCTCCCTGGTCTTTAAGAGTACCTATCCACGCTATACGTGGATCATCGATACTGCATACAGGCTCAGCACCTCCAAGAGCTCGGAGATATGATCCACATGGAACTAACCATAATTTCTCAATGGCTCTACGAGCTACTTTAATTTTTCTTCCAAATTTAAACTTGGATTGTTGAAAAACTAATCGAAGGACATTCTCAATTCTTCGAATGAAACTTTCAGGAGTTTCCTGGAAGTTAGATGGAAGATACTCATTTCTCAAATCACATTCAAGAACAGTCTCCCAGTTTTCCCTAAACTGTTGTATACGAATTAAGGGAAGTTGAGGAAGATCTCTTCTATGATGTTCAAGGTAAAGCGAAATTCTTTGAATGAAAATATCTTCCCATTCATCATTTCGAGCTACCTCTCTGAAAATATGAGAGAATGTATCCAAAAGTTCCTCGTTCTCAGGTACAAGTTGAATTCTGCACATAGTAATTTCTTGTGGAGTCATTCGTACCTGGTTAATGTCTTCGAAAAGAGGAACATCAGGAAGCTCTATGCCATGAGTTGGATCATAAGCAGGAAGTCCATATTGGGCTCGAGTTGATTGATAAGCACGTTCGCGAATAACCAACTCGGCTACTATTTTCTCTAAAACCTCATTAGGTTCTAGGTATTGGGCACTTGAATCATGATTCAAAGTCGGGATTGGTTTATCATCCTCATCTCGCATGAGGGATACTTTGACATCACAACCTGATTCAGGTTTGGCACATGTTGTTGCCATTCTGTCAACGTGTAAATCAAGCCAATCAAAAGAACTATCAAAATGAGTTGATCCTCTTGGTGGTTCTTTACCGAGCTTAGTGCTACACCAAACATGAATTGGGAATCTTTCATGCAAAGCATTAAGATTCTTAATTGTTTGGGAACTTGATGGGAAGACATTATAACTAACAAAATGAACTCGAGCACGATAAGGTCGACCCTTATCGACTAGGTCAGCTTGTTTAGTTAAACATGTATCTCCTGTAAACCTATTAAGCCATACAGGGTGATCGGTATTATCTTTGAGTGCGAAAGCGTCGTCAGTTGTACAAATTTGCTGTCCAACATAACCTTGTTCGTAATCATCACGAACATTCTCTGACCAGCAGGTCCATTGTTTCGCATCTCTAAAAGCATAAAGATCTGGATGCCTTTGACTCTCCTCGTATAATCGATTCTTAATCTGTTCGACTAAGTGTCGCATAAAATGGGTCTTCCCAATTTGGGATTTCCCACCCAATGCCACTCCTAGTGTAACAGGACGGATATTGTTTCCGAATCGTACTTGAGTAAAGTTAGCATCTAGTTTATTCACATCTGATCTTAACTTCTGTAAGGCAGCGGCCATACCAGAGTGCTTTATTTTCGAAATACCTGTTCTTTCACAGAGATTTAACAATTCGTCAATCTCTCCGCGAAGTCTCTCCCATGTTTTAGACATTCTAGGATCTAGAATCTCTGCTGGGGATGATGCATACAATCGTGTATAAAAATCAAAAGCAATCCGAATATTTTCGAGTTTACCATGATATTCATTAAACAATTCAGCATCTGAATCTTGGATCAAACCACACTCGGTTAATAAAGTTGTTATATCACCGACTGCAGTATTGACTCCAGTCCTTACTCGACCTAATTTCTCAAATTTCTTTGTGAAATCAAGACCAAGTAGTGTCGCAAGAATCGCTGCAACATTAATCATATTTGATGGATTGAGCGATTGTGGTCTACTTTGATTATTAATCCTAGACCACAAATTCTCCAAAATTGTCTTATCTAATTGTAAGATAGATGCAATTTTGGGTATTTCGACTAAAATGTCAACCATACCGTGTGCTTGAATTAGACTTAAGCAACAAGCAGCTAATCCAACGGATCCAGTTGAAGCATTTTTAATCAATCTTTCCCAAGAAGATTTCTCTTCTCCGAAAAGTCCTGCTCTAATCTTTTCTCCCATTCTATAGAAGTTTCCTTCCATTTTATCTTGGAGATCACTCAAATTCTGATTAATGTACTTACACGTACCGTAAGTTAAACAACCCACGGTAGTGGCAGCCAAAACCGAAGTTTTGATCAGATGGGTAGTTGGTACATCATCATCTGAATTTAAATTATATAGAAAAGCAAGAAGACCAGTTGATAAAGAAGCTGTTGTTTCTTGAGAATAATTTCTCCAATTCAACACATCCTTGACAACAGGTCCCGGGTTCTTCTCTACATCAGGACATTGTTTTAACAAGTCTTTATTTGATTGACCAGTCTTTTTGATCAACTTTCTCAGTCTACCTTGCAGGCGTAAAGCATAAAAGAAAGCTTTTCTTGCATTTTCTTCTTTCTTTTTAAGCTTTTCTTCTTCCTGTTTTCGTTCTTTTTCTAAACGAATCTTCTGTCTCTGTAACCTTAATTCTTCAAGTTTGGCTCTACGGAGTTTACGAAACTCTGCAGGGGTAAAACCATCAGTTACAGGAACTTCCTTAATTAAGGAGAGAGGAATTTTACAAACCACCTCATTCTTTTTGATGATTTGAGGTTTCCTCTTAACAGGATCCTTAGGAGAATCATCTTTTACAATTTTATAGACTCGGTTACTCTTGCGCTCAAGAGGAACCGGAACACCCGATGGGGTATCTTTAAATTCGCGATGATTTAATGCTCGACGACTATCCTTCTTTCCTTTCTGGTTAACCTTAGATGGTCCAGGGGATGGAAGAATAATAGTCTTAGCAATCTTCCTTACAGGAGATGTAGACTTTTCTTTCTTATCAGAAATAATGACTCGTGCTCTCTTCAATGAGAGTACGGATTCAAGTGTTCCACACTTGCTAGTTTTAAGAATATTATTAATTCTCATTACTTCTTTAGGCTTAACACCTGATAAATCAAGAAAGCGAAATTCAGGAACTGGATTAATCGCTTCTGCTCTTGAAAGCTCAAGTAAGCCCTCAGCCGCCAACATTTCATCGTTGGTATAGACTGGTAAATTTCTCAAAGCGGGAATAGGAACATCCCGAATTGGAACTTTTGTCCTGGGTAGGGGTTTAGGCCTATCAGGTTTTGAAGGAAATAGTTTCCTTGACTCTAAACCTCTAAAAGGAGGTACAGGTTGTTTAGACTGTACCTGGGATTCCTTTTCAGGTTTAGGATTTTTCTCAGTTTCTTCAGAAACTGGCTTCTTTGGCTCAGATGTTTTAGGAGCCACTACAACCTTTTCTTTAGGTTGTACTCGCAATTCCTCCTTAGGTTTTATTTGACCTGCAGAAAAACCTTTGTTAGTTTTTCTGTAGATAGTCTTCGATAATATATCGAGAGGAGGTGCGGTGTACGACGATCTGCCAATTACCATTAATTGACGAATAACATCGGGGAGTTCAGGGTGAAGTCCTCCGAAGTAATTATCGATCGAAGTTGTTCCAACAATTCGATGGCAGTGGGTTGCTGCGGCAAACCTATGCATACTCAAATTGGACGTGTGGAAATCTCGACACGTTGGATCATTGCATTGAGGAATGATTACATTCCTATAGGAGATGATCTTTCCCTCTGAATCTAATCCGACGAATCGAGATAAGATAAAGAGGAAAAGAGATGCGTTCTCCGGATCAATTTTCTTCATTTTTGGAAGGAGATAACTCCATTCCTCAAGGCATCTTGCCTTGTCAATATCTCCAGAAGGGAGATAAAACAGATGGCTAGCATCAAAGGTAAGGGGAAGAGAACTGGGATTTGGATATCTAGAAGACATTGCCAGAGAGGAAAGATTTTGTGAAAACCTTTCAAAAACTTTAAAACACAATCTTAAAATTATTATGGGGATGAAATCAAATACTTCTGGAAATATTAGAAAGATGCTATCAAACAGGGAGGTCTGAATGTCCGTAACTACAAGCAATGGCTGTAGACCTTAAGGACCAAAAGGTGCAAAAGGGCCCATTTAGACTTAATAAAATTGGTACAGAACGGTCGGGCGTCCGCAAACTAACCACAGTTGTTACTGAATAATTATAAAAAGTCTCACCATTACTCTCAGTCAATCGTCCGTTTCTCCATAACTGGCCCAGAATCCGAATCCAGTTATCTTAGACAATGTTTCATAACGAGTTCAAACTTGTTAAATCAAGCAAACTTAATAATAAATGAGGAAGCATATATAATATAACATTTGAAATAATGAATATGATATAAGATGGTTATTTAAAATTAAGGGGGTCACCCAACCCAGAAATAAATGGGTAATCGTCTACTAGATATAGGGTACTCGCCAGTGCTAAGGGTACTCGCCAAAATATGTAGCAGGATACTCGCCACCTAAAATAAGGATCGGACTATAAAATTGATATACATGGGAAGCCCATGCATAT